TAAGATTTTCCATACTGATGCTCCATTAGAAAAATAGACCGGACAATGCAATGCCCGCGTCAACGCCGCTAAGTTTTCGAAGTCTGCGACATGATAAGGTAACGTCAAACTTTACGAGTTCATTTGACGAAGTGTCAAAAGGTGTGCCAGAAACGCCCTTGATGATTGAGTCTTCAATCATATATCCAGAGAGAGGTCTTCCGTTATCACTCAAGGCAACAACGGCGAAATCGCAAGACGTTTGACTTCTGTAAGGCAAAGACCCATTTGATCCGATGCCACTAGAAACTCGAATCCAGTCCACAAAAACATTTCGAAGTCTATCGAACTGGTCATTCAACAGGTTCATTGATACTGTTTTTGCCAACGAGTATTGATATGGATGCTCGTAGTCAAAGGCTCCCGGTCCCGAGATATCAGCAGTGAAAATGTTTTGCTCTGGAATGGTGATGGTTTGAACTCTAGTGTTGATTAACTCATTGAAAGGTCTGGTTGTAAATCCGTTCGCCTGCAAAGCAGTTCGCATCGCCTGACTGTAACGTGAAATCTGAACAACGAACTTTGCGTTTCGTTGAAACCTGCGATTAGCCAAAGAACTAATCATATTGTTGATGGAGTTAAACTCTAATGGCATACTACTATCTATTCAGTTCTTTCAGAACATCCCTAACAAAATCACCATAAACTTGCTGGCTGCTTGTTTTATCCCATAGGGTTTCAAGGGTTCGTGATGATTCACCGAGATACATCTGCTCCCATAAACTTGGTGATAGTTGTATAACCACCTGTGACATCCTGCTCTTGATATACTTCTTGATGGCTGGTTTCAGAATCGCACCCTGCACATTGTTTTTGATAAGGTTATAGTTAAAGTTTGTCTTTGCACTAATGTCAAGACTTGTTGAGTTTAGGTTTTTCAGAAGACCACTCACAAGTTTTGCTCTTGGCTCTCTTGGTAAATAGAAAGGATTCAGTGCTGTGATGTATTTTGCGTCAGACTCCAAAACAACAAACACGGGAAAAACATGATGATACCGCAGCGTGTCATCTTCGTATCCCTTTGGCTTAGAGTATGCAGAGACAAACACACGCCCTACGTCAGAGGTGCTGACAGACCGAACGCTTCTTTGCTCTACCCCGAGTTGAGCCGATCTGGAGCGATCTAAAGACCCTGCAAAGGCAGGAATAATATCACGAAGAAAGTCTACTGCTGAGTCTTTCTTTGGGTTATCGCTTGCCATAGATTTCCCTTTCCGTCAGGATCTTAAACTCCCAACCTTTGTTTTCACAAACGATCTTTGCTGCGTCCCATTTGGCTTGATTTACTAGGTAGGTCTTTGCAGCGTTCTCAAAGGTCTTTGTTCTTCTTTTTGGCTTTGCTGGAACCTGAGTTTGTTTATAAGGTTTAACCTCAATCAATACAGTTTCGATCTGACCTTTACGATTCTTCATCTCGATCAAGAAGTCAGGATAGTATTTGTGACGCTTTCTGTCCACAGGTGATACATACGGAATGGCTAGTTCCTCGGATGCCCAACGAATAACATTTGGATTATCATCAAACATCAACATACACTTTCGCTCCCATAGGGATCGATACTGAATCTTGGTTGGGTCGCCCATATATTTTGAAGGATTCTTTGGTTGGAACTTGCCACGATACGCCATACATATATTTAGGAGCAGAACATGAGTTCTTTTACACCACCACAGCAAGATCCAAACAATCCACTACCACAAAGTATTCAAAGCACCGTTGATTTTTTGAGGCAACAAGGGTTGTTGGTTGATCCCGACACGTTACCTCCAGCAACGAATCAATCCGGGGCTGCTGCTTTTGGATCTATTGGTCCGATTGACGAAAGTGTTCCTGTAAACCGACAGTTTGTGGAGGACACGGAGAGGATTCGCGCAAGACTAGAAGCCGAGAGATTAGCACAAGAGGAGAGAGATGCCGCACAAAGGGAAAGAAGTGCCGCTGAGGCGGAACGCAGACGGCTCGCTGAACTAGAGCCGCCACCTCCGCCACCTCCGTTCGTCGCAGCCTCCGCTGAAGATGCCCTCGACGAATCAATAAGATTACTCGAAAATGCTGGAGCCTCAAATGAGGCTGAGGCAGCGAGTGAATCACAAGACACAGACGATAGCGAGGTTGGTATCTTTGATAAAGCAGCAGACATCGCTGGCAACGCCATTGGTATAGCGGCAAATACAAACTTTGGTCAACCCAGATTTAGTGACAGAGGTGTTCTTGGTGAGGATAATATTGTTCGTGACATGCGGTATCCGATTGACATGTTTGATGATGATGGTGCAAGATTGCCGAACGTGATTTCATTCGAGTTCTTTAAAAAGGATTATAAGACTCTAAAGGAGGAGGCAACTCAGTTTGCAACTCTCGCAGCGGGTGGTCTAAACACAGTCGTTGATGTTACAAGAGATGTTATTCAAGAGGTAACAGGTTCCACATTGGAAACTTCGGATCGGTATAGTCAACAGATTGATGCTATTGATCAGGCAGTGCAGGCGGGACAACAGGCAATCATAGATGAAAACCTTGCACAAGGACCGTATAGGAGTGCATTTGGAACCCCCCAAGATGAGGCGTTGATAAGAACAGTGGCGGGAGATGCATTTGTCGATGCGGCGAATCTCAGAGCAAATCTGGAACAGGTCAAAGATGTTCGTTTGAATCGAGCCAGAGAGGCATCGATGGATCGCGTTTTTCTCTATATTCCCAATAACCTTTCATTCTCAGACACCATTGATTATGACGATGCCAGTCAAAGTGCCACTAGGGTTTTTTACGAAACTGGTGCAGGCAATACAGAAACTTTGAAGACTGCCTTGAAACTTGGAGCGGCTTCCGTGGTTGCATCCAAGGCTGCTTCTGCTGCTGAGGCTGTTATTGGTGATGCGGCTGGTGGATTAGATTTGTATTCCTCAATGAAAGCAAAACTCGGCTTGGCGACAAACCCATACAATGAACTTGCGTTCAAAGGAATGGCAAGAAAATCATTTCAGTTCACGTTCACCTTTGCACCAACAAGTCCAAAGGAAGCGGTGATGATGCAAAACATCATTCAGACTTTCCGCTTTCACTCTGTTCCAGAACTATCAGAAAGCACTTTGCTCTACTTCGCTCCACATGAAACTGATGTGAAGTTTTTCAGAACAACTTTGCTTGACGAAGACGAGGCAAAGATACAAAGTTCAGTGGGATTGGAAAGTGGGTTCGACACGTTTGGTAGAAGAGCCAGTCTTGATACTGTTGGTGGCGTTAACGTTGGTAAAGTTAATAGCAGGTTGATTGAAAACACCGAGATCCCTCGTATTGGTAGGTGCTTTGTCTCTGGTGTATCTGTAAACTACTCACCTCAAGCAAAGTCATCTTTCTTTGTCAACGGCGTTCCTACACAAGTTGAAATGACTCTTTCAATGTCACAAGCAATCACAATGAACAAGCAGTTCGTCTTGCAAGGATTCTAAAAATGCTATTCAAAGACTACCCCACATTACGAAAAGTGATCGATAAGAATCGTGTTGAGATTCAAGACATCTTACGCAAAGTCGTGTTCACTGACGAGTCAATCGAGAGAGATAGAGAGTTCACCACTTATAAGATGAAAGACAGTGATACTCTTGAAAGAATCGCCCAGTCCTTTTACGGCGACTCAAGACTTTCGTGGGTCATTATGTTGTTCAATAAAGTTATTGATCCGTTCTATGGAGTGGCGTTATCGACTGTTGGTTTCGACAACTTTATGAGCAAAAAATACGATGGGCAAACATTGTTCCTATCTGACGTTGGTTCATCTTTTCCCGTATCGTTCGAAACCGCAGGAATCACGATTGGCACTTTGGCAATCACCAAAACCACAAACGATGATGGATCAATCGTATACAACAGAGAGCCTAGAGGCACAGTCAAAAGTTTTGACAACTCTTTAGGCTCCGTGCAACTTACTGATCAAGCAGGGTCTTTCAAACGTGATGATACACTTGTCATTTTGAATGATCGAGTCGAAGTTCTAACAGCGACAGTTCAAAAGGCAGTAGACAGTTTAGAAGCACCGAGTTACTTTGCAGAAAATACTGAGGGGTCAAGTTCCGATCCACTCGATCCGCTCGCATCTATTCCAAACTCAAATGGTGTGCAAACATCTATCGGAAGCACAAGTGCTGACTTTGCGACTGCGGTTACATTTGGAACACCAACTCTTCTTTTCGATTATGTCTACAACAACATAGGCACTTACATAATCACTAATCGCTTGAAAGAGTTCAAAGACAATACGGACAAATCAGAACTGCTTATCTTGAACCCACAGTTTGTGCCTGCTCTCGAACTTGAGATGAGGAAGTTGTTCCGTGGCTCGTAACCAATATGAAAAGCCGGGAGATGTTGAGTTTGAATCTCTGAACGCTGTCAAAGGTGGATCTGCATTTAACATGTTAGGTGTCGTTGACACGATCTCACTTTACGAAGACATTGAAAAAATGTTTATGACTGGATCTCTAACCTTTACAGATGCAAACAACATTTTAAGGTTTTACGATTTCAGAGATGACGTATACATTGTTGGATCTTTCAGAACGCCACTGCCCACTGGAGTCAAGAATAACGTTGGTGGAGTTTTTCCAAGCGATGTCGTAAACACTCGCTCTGTCTTTGTCATGAAAGTGATTGATGTGTCACGGACTAAAATGCCAAAGCAACAGGGTGACTTTGTTGAACTTAAACTTATCTCTGCTTCTGCTTTTGTAAACTCAAACAAAAAGATCAGTCGAAGTATCACTGGTGTCGGCATCGCACCGATTTTTGATTTGATGGAAGAACACTTTTATGATCGCAAAAACCCAGACAGAGTTGGCTTGCCTGACTTTCTAGATGACTCTCTGTATCAAGATACTAACAACCGATCACTTGACCTTTTTGATTCACGCTACTCGCTCCTCCAACAAAAGATTGGAACAGAAACGGCTACTCCAGTAAAGTATGCTTTTCCATTCCAAAGCCCTGCGAGCATGGTTCAGTCTGTGCTTAATGATTTGATTTCAACATCAAACGATTTCGGATATAAGATGCATGAAACCTTGACTGGTTTTAAACTATCGTCAATGCAAGGTCTGAACACAGGACAGCCGGTGATTGGTTATGTCAAGAAATATACGGATGCCAGATTTGAGCAAACTATTGATCAAAGAATGGCTGCTATGTTTAGCATTGAAACCATGGATTTTGCAACGATTGGCAATCGTTTGAATCAAATGGAGCAGGGTGCATTTAGATCTAAAATGTACGAGTTTGACATCACGACAAAGCAACTTCAAAGAAGACTGTTCGACTACGCATCTCAAAATCCATACCTTGAATCTGGAGATAGATACCCTGTAAACATACCAAGTAGTCAGCAAGACGAGTTTGGTGGGTTTGGTAATATTGAGTCTTTTGATGTTTCAAGTTTTAGTTACAACAATGCTCAAGGTGAGCCAGACCCAAACCTTTACATTGATGATGAAGGACATTTGAATATGAACAGTCAAAAAGTGATGATGTATGATACTCAACTAAACATCACAGTGCCGGGCAATCACATTGTCGAAGCAGGTATGCGGGTCAATGTTTCTGTCCCACCCAACACTTCACAATCAGAGAGTGACGTTGATGAGGATATCTCTGGCTCCTACTTAGTGGCTGCACTTAGTCATAACTTTGAGTTTTCGGGAAACACTCACAGGATGTCGTTGGCGTTAACAAGAAACTATCGAACCACACCTAAGACTGCGGTTAGATACAACACCAGCACGGAGGTAACATGAATCCACAAATGGTTTGGTTTCAGGGAGTGGTCGAAGACCGAAACGATCCCCTACAGTTGGGTCGCGTAAAAGTTCGGTGTGTCGGATACCATACTGAAAAGAAACAAGACTTGCCTACCGAAGACTTGCCATGGGCGCACCCTGTTCAGCCTATTACATCTGCGGGAGTCAGTGGCATTGGCACTACACCTCTCGGTCCTGTTGAGGGGACTTGGGTTGTTGGATTTTTTAGGGATGGTATGTCTGCTCAAAATCCTGTCATCTTTGGAACACTCGGTGCTTTGCGTGCGCCGAGTGATCTAAGACCCGGAGAGGGCTTCCAAGATCCAAACGGAAACTATCCTCTTGATGAGGGTCCGAACGCAGGCACGGATACAAACTCTCTTGCTCGGGGTGCTGGCGGTGTGCCACTCGAAACAAGGCTAAACAATCTTGATGTGATGCTCTCAGCCGACCCAGACATTCCTCTCGCTTATAATCCTGTCCGCGAGCCACCACCAAGATATGCCGCACAATATCCGTTCAACCATGTCAAGTTCACCGAGAGTGGTCACGTTGAAGAGTTTGATGACACTCCGGGTGCAGAGAGAATGCATCGCTATCACCGCTCAGGAACCTTTGAAGAA